TCATCGAAAGTCAATGAACCATTGTTAGCTGAGCTATAAGTCACGTTTGACAAAGTACCGTCCAATTTCGACCCACTTAAATCACGCCAAGCAGTACCAGACCCTGGATAAGACTTCGGGTTAGCTGCATCTAAATGCACCACTAACCCTGATCTAACTATGCTGGTATTATATACGATTGCCATTATTGAAGAATATATTGAGCTGAAACTGTGATCTTTTTATTTGCACTACCGCCTGTAGATACTACAGTAACGTTTGCACCTGCGTCAATTGCTGCTGTGAATACAGTTAAGTCATTATTATTAGTACTTAACATAGCGTACTCAGTCCAATCAACAGCTGTACCAGTATGAATTACCATCATTTTAGATAGCTGATATTGGGAGTTAGTAACATCTTGAACAAGTAGTGTTAGATCTGCACCGCGATAAGTAGCACCAGGAAAGGTAAAGATTGTAGTAGCACTTGCGCCTACGGATGTAGTAGCGTTTGAGCCAATTCGTAACTGTGTATTAAGAATAACACTAGGAGCTGATATGTTACCAGTAAAGGCTGTTGTACCGTTAATTATGTTAGTAACATTCGATGCTACAGAATCTACGTTAGCTTTAATAGTGTTTACTGAAGTAGTAAGTGTACTTACGTTACCTTGTACCGAGTTAATATTAGCCTGAATACCATTAACACCACTAGTTAGCGTTGTAACGTTACCTTGGACTGTATTGATTCTAGTAGTGTTAGTAGATACGTTACTTTGAACAGCGTCTACGTTAGCCTTGATAGTGTTTACAGAGGTTGTAAGTGTACTTACGTTACCTTGTACTGAATTTATATTAGCCTGAATACCATTTACACCGCTAGTTAGCGTTGTAACGTTACCCTGGACTGTGTTGATTCTAGTAGTATTAGTAGAGACGTTTGATTGTACTGAGTCTACGTTAGCTTTAATAGTATTAACTGAAGTAGTGAGAGTACCTACGTTACTTTGTACAGAGTCTACGTTAGCTTTAATAGTATTTACAGATGTAGTTAGCGTTGCAACGTTTGACTGCACTGTGTTGATATTTGTAGTTACAGTGGAGACGTTACTTTGTACTGAATTTATGTTAGCTTGTATTCCGTTAACGCCACTAGTTAGTGTTGTTAAGTTTGATTGCACAGTGTTTATTGACGTAGCTACTGTAGAAACGTTACTCTGAACACTATTGATATTAGCTTGTATACCGTTAACACCACTAGTTAGCGTTGTAACGTTACCCTGTACAGAGTTGATATTAGCTTGAATACCGTTAACACCAGCAGTTAAAGTAGTAACATTAGCCTGCACTGTATCAGCATTAGCTATAGTAGTCCATAAGCTATTAGTACCGTTAGATAGTAATACCTGTCCAGCTGTACCATAAGTACCACCAGCATATATACCTTGGGATAGTACTAGGTTTTTTACAGCAGCACTAGCGATAGCAAAACTAGCATTTGCGGTGTCAATATAAGGAGAAGCATCAGGTTCTGGAGTATAGCCATCAAAGAACTTCCAGACACCGTCGGTCGCATCGCGGAATATACCGGCATGCTTATAGGTTCCGTCATTATAGTTACCAGCAATACCAAGATCAGGATTAGATACCTTGTTGTTAGCATTTAGGTAAATCATGTTATCTTCAAGAGATAAGTTATTTGCGCTTACAAGGAAGGTACTATTTGCAGTTACGTATAAGTTACCTGTAACAGTTAAGCTACCAGTAAACTCTGAAGCACCAGCTTTTATACTACCAACTTGAATACTGTTAGTAGTTACGTTACCTGTGGAGGTTATAGTATGTAGGTTAGCAGTAGAGATGTAGGATGTTAAATTACCTTGTACAGAATTTACGTTTGCACGAATAGTATTCACACCAGTAGTAAGTGTGCTTACGTTACTCTGTACTGTATTTATATTAGTAACTGCTGTAGCTACGTTTGACTGTACTGAGTTAATATTAGCTTGAATACCGTTAACACCGCTAGTAAGCGTTGTAACGTTACCTTGTACAGTATTAATTCTAGTAGTATTAGTAGATACATTACTCTGAACAGAGTCTACGTTAGCTTTTATAGTGTTTACAGATGTAGTAAGTGTACTTAAATTGCTTTGTACAGTGTTTATATTAGTAACTGCTGTAGATACGTTACCTTGTACTGAATTTATGTTAGCTTGTATACCATTTACACCGCTAGTTAGCGTTGTAACGTTACCTTGGACTGTATTTATTCTAGTAGTATTAGTAGAAACATTACTCTGTACTGAGTCTACGTTAGCTTTTATAGTATTAACAGAGGTTGTAAGTGTACTTACGTTACCTTGTACTGAATCTACGTTAGCTTTAATAGTGTTAACTGAAGTAGTTAGCGTTGCTAAGTTACTTTGTACAGTATTAACTGCTGTAGCTACAGTACTTACGTTACTCTGTACTAAATCTACATTTGCTTTTATAGTATTTACAGAAGCAGTAAGAGTAGTTACATTGCCCTGTACACTATTTATATTAGCTTGAATGCCGTTTACACCGCTAGTTAGCGTTGTTAAGTTTGATTGTACTGTATTAACAGAGGTAGATACTGTACTAACGTTACTCTGTACTGAGTCTACATTAGCTTTGATAGTATTTACTGACGTAGTAAGAGTACTTACATTGCCCTGTACTGTATTTACACTAGAAGCGGTAGCTAGTACAGACCCGCCTACAGATAGCGTATTGGCTGTTGCGTCAAAAAGGAATCCGCTATTACTAGAAGTGATATTACCACTAGCTATAATGCCATTTTTGACCTTAAAATCTTTTTGAGTCATAACTCACTCCTTAGTTTATTATTTTTAATACGTTAATTCTATTATTCGCGCTAGTAGCTGTAGCAAACAACTCTACATTAGATCCTACAAAGCTAGCTTCGTATGTGACCAACGGATTTGTACTTGTAAATATCATAGCATATTCTACTATTTTTATATCGGCTGTATCTTGTAACAATAATAATTCAGAAGATTGATATTGTCCATAAGTTAAATCTTCAACATTAATTAAAAGCTTAGCAAAATGCACATTAGCTTTATCTTCTGAGAAAATTACAGCACCTAGAGAACTTACATTATTTACTGTTACACCCTGAAGTGTAAACCTAGCGGTTTCTATGCTATCAAAGTAGTTACCAGTATAGCTTAACTCATTAATAGCAGCAACTAAATTAGACTTATCTGTAGTAACAAGGTTATTTAAGTTTCCAGCTGTAGAAACTAGGTTTGACTGTACTAAGTTAACATTCGATTGTACATAGTTTATACTGGTTTGTAAGTTGCTAGTAGTAATAGTTAAATTTGATTGTACGCTGTTTAGGTTTGACTGTACGCTATTAGTAGTACTAGATATAGCAGACTGTAGGTTGTTTATATCTGATTGTGCTGCTATAACATTAGATTGTAAATTGCTAGTAATATAAGTTAAATTTGACTGTACAGAATCAATATTAGATTGTAGGTTGTTACCAATCGAAGTCAGATTACTCTGGACTATATTGATATTTGCTTGTACACTAGAAAAATCTACTATAACATTAGTATTTTGTGCTAGAGTTATTCTACCTTGAGTATCGACAGTAATTGAAGGTACTCTAATTACTGTACCATCCATACCGCCGTAGCTACCTGCGCTAACACCAGTATTAGACATACTAATAATTAACTCATTAGCTCCAACAGTAGTATTTACTCCGTTTGTTCCACGAAAGGTTAGTGTCTCGCTACCTACAACTACTATATCAGTACCTACATCACCTGCTATAGAGAAACTAGCTGATATATTAGAAATGGCTAAAGACAATGCTGCTGCGTTAGCATTAGCATAGCTTGCATAGTTATTTAAGTTGCTTTCAACTATTTTTGCATTACCAGTAACGTTAGTTAGATATTTAGTAACGTTAGATAAAGTAATCTTTTTTGTAATTAAGGGACCGACATGATCAATTACAAAGACATCTTCTGGTGCTGCTTGAGTACTAGAGAGATGCTCTAGTGCCGTAATTTTTACGTTTGCCATTAGAATCCCGCTTGCATTATTCGACCATCTTGCGTGATCAATGTAAAATCGCTTTGCGATAACAGATCATATTGCAGGGTTTGTCGAACTATAAATATACCACTTTGAGTGATTATAGCATCTTCAGATTGAGTGAGCAATACATCAAAACCATCTCCCTGTGATTGGGGGGTGGTTCTGATAAAACGATTTAGGGCCGTTATAGCTAATTTAAGACGAGTAACTAAGCTCATTAGATTCTCTCGCTTATATAAAGAGTTCCTTCGCCCTCCGATAATGCTGCTATATGTTTAGAGTTTAGTAGTGCGTTATAGTCTGAACCTAACGATATGTCTATATAAACTCCAGCCGGTAAAAAGTGTGAGTCAGTTAAATTAGCTACTGTAGTTATATCACCTATTTCAAAAAAGCAATCAACAGTAGAATACGCGGATATAACACGGGTACTAGAACCAAAAGCGCTTGATATAGCTGAGATTGTAGACAACACGATCTGCTGCCCACTACTACGTTTATAGTTTAAGACTGGTATAGGGTAGTTAGCTTCATCACGTGGTTGCTTACTCATTCTTTACTCCAGTAGGTCTTTCATAAGCCTATCATAATTATTTACTTGAATTGCTACAGCCGGGCCTTTAGCCTGCGGCTTCAGTGTAGCCTCCACATCAGAAAGGTGTTTCATCCAATCGAGCAGGTCTTTCTTACTGTATATACCTGTTTCTACAGCTTCTTGCACCTTCTGATCAATTACTGAATTGATAAGTGCAATACGGCGAGCTCGATTAAGGTATCCTTGAGTAGCAAATACATTATCTATGTATTGCTTTACCTCGCGCTTTTCTATAACTGTGGTAACTCGATCTTGAGATATACCATACTCATCAGCTATAGTGTCCACAGACTTACCAGATAGATAGTCATTAGCTATCGCAAGCAGAACCGGATCTAGAGCCGGAGCGTCTAGAGTGCGATTTAGTGCTTCGACGGTAGTCGATGGCGAGGTTATTGTAACGTCTTTCATTTTATTATCCTATTGGTGTTATTGATATTGTAGCGCTCGGTATAGCTGGGCGAACATAAGGGGTTACTATTGCAGGAGTATACTCTAAGCTAATACCTGTTTGATCATCTACAGCAAATCTAAGGGTTATATAGTCATTAGACTGTACATCTTTAACAAGCCATGTCTTAGTTATTATCTGCTGAGCATCACCGCTAGCACCTTGTTTTATTTCTGCTTTAATACAGCTTTCTGCCATATCAACATTGTTAGTAGCTAACCATAAATAAGCTGTTCTAATAGCGTTAACAGTAGAACGCACATGCATTTCTATAGTTACATTATATGACCCAGCAGTTGCGATATGTATATCAGTAGGAGCTGCGCTATTAACAGTAACTCCTTCACTACCTACATGAGCGGTGGTATTAGCATACCAATCAAAGGAGTATACGGTGGACGCAGCAGGAGCAGTTATATTTGCTAGCTTATGAAAACATCCGTAGGTGTGATCTCTTGTAATAGTTTTACCAGCAGCTAACAACACATTTCTATTTATAACCAGATCACCTGAGCTGCTAGTAAGTCCTAGCTGTATATTTATATTACCAGTAGTTGATTCTATAGTATTATCCACAAACTTTAGCTGACCTACTTGTAGTTGGTTAGCTCCGTTAACTTGTAGAACACCATTAGTAACAGTTAGCTCTGCGTTTAAACTAACATTGCTAGTATCTTGTATGTATAGTGAGCCTGGACCTACATGTACAGATTTCCAGCGCTGTGAGGTTGAGCCTAGGCTGTACACATTATCAGTAGCAGGTATTAAGTTAGCACTTATAGAGTTTTCATTAATAGTGCTAAAGTTGCTATTTATTTTAGTAAAAGCTGTACGAAGCGGATCACCTGTTCCGTCGTTTGGCGCTGCTCCAATGTTTATTATTTCATAAGCCATTTTTTATCCTCTATCTGCTTTATAAATTGTGCTATCGGCAGTAACTATAGTTGAATCTGCGCGTATTGGAGCTGGCATACCATAATGATAGTCTATTGAATATAATATCTCAAGCTGCATATCTACAATTCCATACGGAGCCATGGTTCCTTCATCTGTACGCACACTAACTACACGAGCATCATCTACAAGGTTACGATGTGTAGGAGCGTAGGTTTGGATCGCTACCTCTATCTGTCTCATAAATGTTTCTATGTCGTCTAGTTGATCACTATACTGATAGCCACGGACGCTTATAGACTGAATAGCATACGCTTCACCAGCTCCTTCATGAACTCGACTCTCATTCTGCGGATGAATGTAAAACGCAGGAAATGAATTAACTTCATGTAGAAAGCGCATACCACGAAACCCAGCAGACTCAGTGGAAGTAGCGATATGGCTAACTAGAGTGCGAAGGATGTCAGTACGTTGACTCATTTTTCAATCATCCATTCAAGGCTACATTGTACATCGCATATTCCATATGGAGCAAACAGCCCCTCATCAGTGTGCAGGGTTAGTACTTTTGCACTGTAGATCAACGGCGAGCGTAGGTTCTGGATAATCTCCTCTATCTGTCGCGCTAGCGCTTCTGTCTCATCTAGGCTTGTCTCCATGCTGGTGTATGTGTACCCTCGGATTGTTAGCGTAAGTTCATTAAGAGTAGCCTGAGCTCCTAGAGCAGTACGAGTAACTGTAGCGCGTCGCGAAGATAGGTTACTATTATTCTTAGCACTCATCATCGGGCGAAGGATGACCACGCTCGGGAATGAATTTACATCATTTAAAAACTGAGCACCGATCGTACCTAGAGGCGCGAGGGCTGCTTCTAAAACTGCTATTCTACTATACATAAGCTAATTGTAAATTCAAAACGCTATGCAGTCCAATTTTAAATAGTAAAGATTGTGATAGTGTCAAAAAAATTTATTGACAAGGGTCTAGGTAGAATCTTAGTGAAACAGGTGTAAGGTTGGCTACACTTAATTCTAAATTGCGTCGGGCACACGTCTATACCCTGTATCAAACTGTGTTTGAAAGTTAATCAACCCAACAGTTTGTACAGATTCTCTTGTCAAAAAATTTTAGAAAACGTTTTTTTAATCTTTAGAAAACTGTAGTCTAGTATTGAACTAGGCTCGAACAACTATTGGGCACGCGTTAATAAGGTTCTGTTAAGCTGTTATCACGGAGTGATATAGGGGTGGATAGCGCTTGGGCACACGCTTACACGGAGTGTGTTAGTGGTTATCACGTAGTGATATAGCTGGGGGTAACGCCTTGGCAAGGATTATCCTTTCAAAGGAGGGCCTGATGGCGTCCGGGCTTTCCAGAATTTCCCTGATAAAGGCTCTGAGGGAGTGCGCCGCGAATCGGTGATTCGCAAGGTCTTCTTAACCGCCCC